AATTCAACTGTATCTGGTGGATTGCTTGGGGATAATTTGAGTTTAAACGCTACCTCTGCCCTTGCAGCAGTCTTTGAACGTGGTGTATACCCAATGTTACGTGCAAGTGAAACAACGTTCTCACGAAGCGTTGCAGAGTCCAAGAAAGACTCATTTACTATCATGTTTGAGTTAAATGCAGTAATGTAAGTATTATATGCAAGTGTATCAATCAATACAGAAAAGTTTGATCCATCAAAGTCAAAACCATCAAAATCGCTGTTTGAACGAAGGTAATCTTTGATTTGTGTTTTGATTTGATCAAAATCTAAATTTGTAAACTTTGTTATCGGCATTTTTATCTGGTTGCTTCGAGTATAAAGGAAAATTCTTGTGTTGGAAACTCTTGACCTATGATGTCAAAAATTACTGTTACCTCAAAATTATTATCATCTGGTCTTGGATCAACTTCAACCCTCACGTTATTGATTCTTGGTTCAAAATTTTGGAGTGAAGTTTTAATTTGATCCTGTATTATTGTTGCAGTACCAAAATCTACAAAGTCAAAAAGACTACGATATACGTCAGATCCAAATAATGAGTTAAAAAACTTCTCAGTTGGTATAGTTTCAACAATATTTCTCACTGATCTTGTGATAGCACGTTCATTTTTTAGAACAGCCAGATCATTTGTCACAGGATGTGGGTTCTCAAAGTCCAAACTAATGTCTTTAAATGATCTCGATATCCTTGTGATTGCCATTTTATACAGTTTTTATTTATTTATGACTCTTTTAACAATTCTTTTTGATCTTTTTCCTCTTTATGAAGAGATTCACCCTCATCATACATCAATTCCTTCAATATTTTTTGATCGGATTCGTTTTTAGAAGTATTTTTAGTCATTTTATTGTATATTTATGGTAAAAGTGTAGTGTAAAAATCAATTGAATCTTTTAATTTAGTATTTGCAAGTTCAATATAATCATTATGTAGTTCGAATTTGTAATTTCTTACGTTTTGTGGATTGAAAAGTGGTTTTATTTCTGATACCTCAAGAAATTTTTTTAATTTATCTTGTTTTTGCTGATTTATGAAAAAATCTTCGGTGGTTAAACATATAACGTTATCAAAAACTCTTTCAAATTTTTCTTTAACATCCCTATACAGAGTTTGTAACTTAGGATTATTGATATATTCCAAGAATAAATCCTTTTTTTCTTTCACTTTTATACCAAAAAAACCAGCATCATGATGAACCATGCCGATATAAGAGATTAATCTTTGAATTGGTTCTCTATACATCAAAATTACTTTAATATCGAAATGACATCGTAAATCTTCATTTATTTTGCGTAGATAGTCCTCTGGTAAAAGGAAGTAAGATTGACTAAAATCAAATGGTTTTGCATATGAATCAAGATATGACACATAGTTGTTCAAATTATAAGGTTGCGAAAATCCTATTTTTTGATTTTCGTGAGTAACATACAATTTATGTTGTTCAACTAACTTTAATGGGTACATTTGATCATCATTAGGAATATTATCATGATGCATTATAGAGAGATAGTGAATTTCTTTACATAATCCTTCAATTATCTTACTATCATACAACATTTTCCATAGTGAGGTAGTGCCTGACCTTGGAATACCAGGACATATGATGAATTTTTTCAATATTTAAAAAAGAATTAATGATATTTAGTTGAAAAACACAAAAAAAATCGTTAATTAGTGAAAAATCAACGATTTTAAGTGTTTAACCTAACTCTGGATCGATATTTATCTCTACATTTCCTGTGATTGCAGTATTTCCGACTCCAACATCACCAAATGACTCAACATCATTTCTTTCTTTTGCTGTTTTCCAGAAATAATTCTCTTCCGAACCCAATCCATCACGGTCATGACCATTTTCCACCTGATAATACACTGTTGAAACCTTAAAATCAGGAATCTTAGGTGTCTCAGGAGTGATACTGTTGTCATAAATCCTCATTCTGTTGTTCGGATAGAGGCAAAACTGCCCATTATCAAGTTCAAGCAGGTTATGAGACTTATGTTCAGCGGGTTGTTCACTTGTTGAGTAGTCAATTGCATCAACATCTTGATGATAATTATCTAATGTACAGATATAAGTGCCTGTTTGAGTGCCAAAATCGCGAGTATACACTTCATAATGCATACTTCCGATGAATTGCTTCTGTACTGCAACGACTCCATAGTCCATACAGTTCCAAAACTGTAGATTATGCAGTGTCATATCCGGATCTGGTATCTCTGGCGACGAGAGAAAAGCGGAGATTGGCAGTTTATCAAACATTGCCGCATACTCCGGTAGATATGTTTCAAAATAAAAGGCACGACCAGGTATACTTTTCGCGGATACCCAGACTCCTTTGACAAATTCGCCATGACCATACTTATGGTCGGTTAAATATTCTTTTCGTACCCAAACCTCATAGGAGGGTAGATTTGTAATTAAACAAGACATTATTTGTGATGATAAACTTCAACGTATGCTTGACACTTCGGACAAGTAAAATTTGAGAAGAAATCATATTCAGACTCTTCTCCATCATTTACATCTTCCATATCGTGATCGGCACCCCAAATTAACTCCGTTCCACAGTGCCAACAGTTCAACGACCCTGCCCTCTGTACTTCTTGCGAGCCGAGTTACGCGAAGTTGCTGAGTACTTCGTGTGTTTTCCTGTGCCCTGACGAGTTTTTTTCGGGGTTGTAATGGTTTCTTCTCTTCCAAGAACACCAACTTTTGTGCGTACTGCCATAATTTAATCTCCTTTCTTAATTTCTGTACGTATATCAGCAGGACTTGGTTTACCTGTCTGATAAAATTCAATTGCTAAGTCTTCCATGATATCAAAATATTCATGCTCAGAAAGATCTGAGAACTTTTCGATACCTTGAATGTAGATACTATAACGATCTGCCATTAGATGACTCTTGTCTTCTCATGTCCAACACGAACTCTTGGATCGCACCAGATCTCAAAACCTGCATCTTTTGCGTCTAAGCAGAACGAGACATCCTCGCCGCACATATCCTGTACCTCACCAGACTCAAAGACTTGCATCTTCGGAGCAAACCATGGATATGGAAGACCTTCATGTTCGAAAACACCATGCTTAATGAGTAACCAACCAAAACCAGTATAATCAACTGTGAAAGGTTTTGTACGCTTGGATATGCTTTCGATTGTTTCGTGATTCATCACACCACCATTGCTACGAAAATCGTCCTCTTCTAACCAATGTGCTACAGAGGTTGTTCTTCCATCTTCTGTGCAATACCATCCTGCAGCAATATCTTTGTCCATTAATACAATCTGCCAGAACTTCTCACTGTTAAAAACAATATCGCTGTCTATCCATAACTGATAATCATACTTTAACTTACCATCCCAAGGTATTTGTTTTGGACCACGAAGAACGTTTGCTCCAAGACACTTACATCTTGCAAAGTTTACCATTGAAGAGTAGTCCTGAGATATCTGAATCGACCCGCCGCATTGTACAATGTCAAAACAAAGTTGAACAAATGCTTTTAAAAATGTGAAAGATACTCCTCGACCTGGCAAACAAAAGACAACACTCTTGCCTTTGATCATTTGTCTTGCCTTATCGTAGTCCCATTCTTGTTTTTTCTGTGTGGAAGGAGTCTTTGCTTTTACTGTAAATCCTTTTGCCATAATGTGTTGTAATTACATTCATATCATACACTATTATATAGTGCTTGTCAATATGAGGATTCTTCAGCAATTAACTCCTCTTCATTCGTGATTTCCGTATATGTCAACTCGTCTGTCCAGTATGATCTGTATATTCTTTTCCATATCGTCTCAAATTCTTCTTCGTTTAAATTCTTAAATAGACACTTGTCGTGTAGGTAGATGTGATAAGATTTTGTTTGAGTCTTCGTCATTGTGCTTCTGTGAGAAAGATGTCTCCATTATCTACATTCCATTTTAACACAAAGTCTTCATACCAGTCAAATTCATGTATGATTTCTTCGGGTATTACAATATGATATTGATCAGTGATTGGATCGATCTCTATGGTCGAAAAAATATTGTCGAGATTTTTTTTCATTATGACGAAACCTGTGTTCGTTTTTATATAGCGAAAAAATTTTTTACAACCACTGGTTTATGTTTTGGTTTTCTGGTTTATATCACTCTCGCGATCTGGGTCGTTTATAGATTAGGTTCCCAGTGCGTTTTTATATAAGGGGGCATCAAACCCCCTTACTGCTGATGTCACGAACGAATGATATTGAAGTTATAATGACTGAAGACCCAACGGTTAACCAATTTATAAGTGCCATGCTCACCCGTCATTACGTATCCTTCACCGTCTACATAGTCGCCGCCCAAGTAGCACTCACATTTAAAATTATCTCTCATGAGTTTCATGTATTCGGTCTTAATGTTCTCAACTAAGCACCATAAGCGAACCAGTTGGTAGTTGGCAAACTCTTCAGCAATCACCTCTTCACCATCTTTAATATACGCATTGAGATCCTGTTTCAACTGTCGTGCCTCCTTTGGGGTGGCGAACTCAACCAACGTTGCCATCTGACGTGCAAACCCGACCATCGTTTTGATGTTCATTGTCGCACCATACTGACTAATCCATGCATCAGGTTGAATGAAGTCTGCACCATCGCCACCCAATAGAACGAACGTCAAGGCATTTGCTTTCATGTCCTTGAGAGTGTTCCCCGTGTAGTAAGTATGAGGAGCAACGACGATGCCCTTATTCATTACGCGGTCAAACGTGTAACTAATCGCGTTGGGTTTATAGTCTCTGTATCCACCGAAACCGATGAAGTCACCTTGAAACACTGTAAAGGGTGACACACTTTCACGAGGTAGACAATGTAAGCAACGGATCAGGATTGATTGTAACTCAAAGTTAGGGTGATTCCTGCAAATGTCCTCAACCGTGTAATTCACCTTTGGTGTCTTCTTATTAAATACGGACTTGGTGCCGACAAAGAACTTGCCATTCTCTGGGTGAATTCCCCAAACGATTGCGGGTGATCCATCAATCTTAACTGAATAATCGTTTGGTGATAAGAACGCATCAAGTACGGATAGATCACCTGTGAGGATTGTGTCTTCTGGGTGTTCGATGTGTGTTAAAGGCATTGGATTAAACCTCCATGCCTGAAACGAACAGTCGCTTTGACCCGTCTAAACTGTCGGTGATGTACCATGTCCAATCGTTTTGAAAGATACGCATGCTTGGCACGAACTCCTGAAGTAGTGCGTTGAGTCTTGACTTCGTGGTGACAGACTGCCATCCGCCATCTTTAAGGGTGAGAGCATGAGTTGCTGTATCAAGTGATGCAATGTGATTCCCGTGTAGAAAAACGTCAACTGACTCTCTGAAAGCACGAACTGTAGTATTACCAGATGAGAAGTTCTTTCTGTATCTGATTGCTGAGTTCATCATCATTTCAATTTTACGCATAGTAGAAAGGGAATTGGTTTGCTATACACTTATTATAACCGATAAGTGAACGGTGTGTAGTGGTAATAGACAGTTAATTAACTGGCACAACCTTCTTTGACAAATGCTCTTCTGTCTGCTAAGTATTGTTTACGTGCCTTTGTTTTTACTTTGTCAAGGTTACGCACCATCTCTTTACCAATGCCGCAAACTTTTGTGAATGTCTGCTCTCTACCACCGCCAGCTGTGAAAGCATGTGTTGAGCTGTCTGAGCTACGCACTGTACCTTTTGCGATTCCTTTTGTCATACCGACTGAGTTCTTACCCCATAGTTCTCCCTTACGTGGGTGACGTGTTTTGAGCTTTGTGACTGTAAATTTCATTTTGGGAACTGGTTTGTTTATACACCTATTATAAAGGACTACACTGTGATGTGTAGTCCGTTTGTGACAGTTATTTAATTGGCACAGCATGTTCTAAGAGGTCGTCGTCACGAAACAGACACCAGTAGGTATCATTCATCAAACCAAACTCAAATGAGGTGTTTGCGTGATGTTCCGTGATACCTTCATAACACTTGAGAATTTCGTCGTAGTTCATTTTTTGTTAACCTCCTGATAATCAAGTTGAGTTGCGATTGCCATGCCTACAGTGTAAAGAGCGTAGGCACCTCCGATAATAATGAAGAGTTCAATCATTGGCATAACTCCTGAAAGCGATTGTTTGCAATTTCGATTTGTTTCTCTTCGTCAAGGTACGGAAACGCCTCCTGTACTTCGTCAAAGATTTGTAATAGCATGTCTTCGTGGTGTAGTGTTGACATTATGCGTACCTCCCTGCTGGATGTGGATTTGATGGTGTGCAACCGAATGAAGCAAAAAATGCGTTCATCATACCTCTGTTGACTTCTGGATCGTCAAAGTCAACCTTTGCGATTGAATCGACTCCCCACTCTGCAATCTCATCTATAAAGGTGTCGAAGTCTTCGCATACAAATGCAAGGTTTTCAAAGTTTTCGACTTCTTTGATTCTGTTGATTAATCTTTGGGTTTTTGTCATTGGGAACTTTGTTTGTGATGTAATATTTGAGAGGACTTACATTTAGAAAAAGGGATTACTTTTGCTCTGTTTCAGCACTACCTTAATCAAGTTTGCCTCTATGTTCTTATTATAATGCACGTCGGGTGTAATTCAACATCCTCTGTGCCACTTTGTGAACTGTCCACTGGGCAGCTGAGTTGTATCAATACTCTGATACAATCTTTAACCATGACCACACTTCGGACTTAGTTAACCACCCGCGAACGTCCTGCCACTCATGATCATCATATGTAATTTTGTCATCTTTTAAAAGAGCGATCTCATAAAGACCTTCTGATCCTCCATAAGAATGCTCATGACATGCAACAGATAATCCGTAACCATTGTCACAGTAGTATCTTACAACTTCGTCGTTTGGTCTGATAACTCTCTTTGATGTGTACATGTTGGGAACTTTGTTTGTTATACACTTATTATAGGGCATGTTATACCCAATGCGTGGTAGAGTGTGACACATATTTAACTGGCACACCTCCACTTGATTTTCTTTTCTGAGTTTGCTATATCAAAGCATATCTCACAAAGACAATCATGATTTGGAAATGCGTCTCTCCAATCATAATCCTCTTCTAATGGTGCGTCCCAATAGTAATAGAGATCGGGTTGAAAGTCAGGGGAACTTTCGTCCCCCTCATGTGTGCGGTCAAAGTTGCCGCACTCGTCACAATATGCCATTAGTAGTAACCTGCAATTTCACAACCGGGTTCATCATAGAAGCATTGAAAAGTTAATTTTGGATACTTTTCACGCATTGCTTCAACAACTCCCTGTGGTGGTGACCATGCTGTGTTGAACTCAATTTGCAGCATTTCAGAATCCTGATCGCCATCAACATCAAGCATATCCGGTTCCCACTTTGTTCCCCAGTTGTCAATGCACCAGTGATACCATCTGTCT